AGGCCGATGGACTTGAGTACATCGTTGACGCCCAGCAGGCTGCCGGCCACGCGCTCGACGGTCTGCACGGTGGTCTCACCGTAAATGGTCAGCGGCTTCAGCGCATCGGCGTAGCCCTTGACCAGTTCGTCGCCGTAGCCGGCCAGCGCCTCGCCGATGGCCGCCTTGTTTTTCTCGGCGTCGTCGGTAAGCTCAATGCGCACCGACTGCGTGACCTGCGACAACTGGTCAACCGGCAGGCCCAGCGCGGCGCCGTAGTCCTTGGCCTTGTTGAAGATGGCGGCCGCGGCAGTGTCGAAGAAACGGTCGATCTCGCTCGACAGCTCGGCGGTCTGCGTGTAGCGCCTGCTGGATCGGAACCATCCGCCCTTTTCCAGCACGTCGGCAAACTGGTTGCCCGAGAAGTCGCCCCCGGACAGCGAGCCGCTGACGCCGGCAGCGGTGACGCGCGGCGCGGCGCGGCCGAAAATGCGCGCAGTGACGGTGCTGCCGCTCAGCACCTCGGCCAGGCGGTCGCTCATGCCCAGGCCGCGGAACAGGTCGCCGACGTAGGTCTCGGCGCCGCCGGCCGGGCTGATGCCGGGGCCGTACTTGTCGATGGCATCGCGCGTTTGCGCGCCCCTGAAGCCTGCGTCGTAATCCTTGTTGCTGAAGTACGCCGCCGCCGCGGCCAGCGCGGCCCACCATCCTGCCGAGGCCGCCCAGGAGGATGCCCCTGACCCAGCACCCGCGGCCGCCTGGCTGGTGGCCACCGTGCCACCCAGGCCGAATTCGCCCGTCTGCGCGGCCAGCATGGCGGCCTGGCTGCCGGCGCCGACGTTGGTGGTGCCGATGGCGGCGCCGTAGGCGTAGGGGCTGGCGGCGGCCGATGTGACCAGGCTTGAATTGAGCACGCTGCCGGCAAGGCCGCCGCCGCTGCTCAGGCCATACAGGCTGTTGAGCAGGCTGGCGCTTTGCAGCGCAGAACTGGTGCCGTTCCCGCCGCCGATGACGAGCTGAATGACGGAGTTTGTCAGCAACCCGGCCAGGGCAGAGGCAATCTGCGTCTTGAGCTCGTTGCCGATGGTCTTGGCAAAGGCCGTGCCGAAGTCTTCGCCACTTTCGAATGCGCGGCGCAGCGCGTCGGTCAGGCCGCTGCGGATGTCGTCGACCGTCTTTTCCCAGGCGCGGGCGGCGTCTTCGGCGGCCTTGACGCTAGCCTCTCGTGCCGATTTCTCGTTGAGCAGTTGCGCCAGTTCGCGGCGCGCTTCGATCTCGCGCTCGATGGCGGTGTAGGCGTCAGAGCCTTCGGTCGTGCGCGCGAGTTTTTCGTTCAAGCGCGCGATGGTGACCTGCTCGATGGCGCCGGCCAGGCTGGTGTTGGTGGCTGCTGCCAACTTCTGCACGGCCTCTTCGTCCTGCAGGCCCTGGATGCGGGTCTTGACCGAATCCAGCGTGGACTGACGCTCACGTTCGAGCTTGTCGAGGTAGTCGTTGATGCCCTTGTCTTCGGCCGCCCGGGCGCTGGCGCGCGCCTTGGCCGTTTCTTGCGCGGCCTTGTACTCGCGCTCGGCGGCTTCAGCCGACGCGGCAGACGCCACAGCCTGCGCGATCAAGGCGCGGACGTGGTCTTGCTGCTTGGCGGTGAGCTTGCCCACGGCCTCGGTCAGCCGGGTGTTGAGTTGGATCTCGAGCTCTTGCGCCTTGCTGAGCTGGCCGCCGGCTTCAGCGCGCAAGCTGCTGAGCGCGATGGATTTTGTGATCTCTGCCGACAGGCTGGCAAAGGCATTGCTGCCGGCCTTGGACGTCTCGGCGTACTGCTTGCGGATGGCCGCCTCTTCTGCCGCCACCTTGGCTGCAGACCGTGGCGACAGGCCTTCGGCTTCGCGCGATGAATTGAAGGTGGCCAGGTCGCGTCGGTATTTACCTAGCGCATCAGATAACTTCTGGGCGTTGCTCTTGCCCGCCTCGCCCCATTTGTCCAGTGCAGCAGCAGCCTTGACGTATTCCTCAACAGCAAGTTTCGCCGCGCGTTGTTGCAAGCTGGCTTCTGCACTGTTGAGCAGACTGCGATTGATAGTTGCCCGTTCGGAGTTGAGTTCATCCGCGGACGGGCCAAAGAACAAGAACTTCTTTTGCCCAGCCTGCGCCAGCAGTTCGAGTTGATTCTGGACACGCTTGAGAGATTCAACGGCGGTTTCTGCCCGGAACAGGCTAACAAAGCCATCCCATGCTTTTGTCGCCTGATCTTTCGCGTCTCGCCACGCGGCGGAAAGCGCGCCCAGTTGCGATTCCAGTTCTTTCGCCCGCCGGATCGACTCGTCTGCATAAGCGTTTTGCGCAAGCCGCGCAGCCTCAGTGCCTCGTCCCTGTTCTTCCAGTGCGCGGATCTGGTCATACAGGCTGATGGTCAGGAATTTTGTCGAATCATTCAACTTCAAGGCGCCCTGGGTCGGGTTGCGGCCCAGTTCCGCAAACGCCTCTATCGATTTCTCAACCGCAGGACCGCCTTCACGCTCAAGCCTGATCGCCGCTTCGGCGAGTTTCTCAAGATCACCTGCTGCGACGCGCCCAGTGGCCGCAAGTTGCGCGATAACCCCTGCTGCCTTGCCCTGCGTGCCTACGCTGGCGCCGACTTGCGCGGCAATGGCCGACAACTGCAGCGACGTTGCACCGACCGCGTTGCCGGTCAGAATGATCGACTTGCGGAACTCAATATCTTCTTCCGTCGCTTGCGCATAGGCAAAACCGAACGCGGTGACAGCCGCCGCACCGGCAGAAAATGCCAACACAGTCGGCGTGATCAGAGATGCCAAGGCTTTCAATGCGTTGCCCACGCCGCCGAAGCTGTCCTTGATCTGCCCGCCCTGCTGGATCAGCACCAAAAGCGGGTTCTGTCCACCGGCCAAGCTGGTGAAGATGTCCGTGAACTGTGCGGGCAACTGCTGCATCGCCACGCGCAGTTGGTTCGTGCTGACACGGGCATCGCGGGCGCCGCCCGAATAGATGCCAAGGGCCTTCTCTTGCGCCCGCAGGGTGGCGATGTACGGTGCGGCCTGTGCGCTCAGTCCGCGTTCTGCTGCCTGCAGTTCGAGTAGATCGGCTTGTGTCTTGCCGATCGCATCTGAGCGTCGTCTAAGTCCCTCAACGAACGCGCGATCGTCGTCGGCCTTGACCCTCTGCGTTTCTTCCGTGCGGGCTGCCGTGAGACGCACGCTGCCAACGTTCTTCGCCTCGCCTTGCAGCCGGTCGAGGGCTGCAGTCAATTTATCGATGTTCTTTTCTACCTGCCCGAGTGCTTGCGACTTGGTGAGCAACTCGCTGAAGGCGTTTATTTCACCTACCTGTTGCAGAGCATCCGCCAGGCTCTTGTAACCTGCCTCTGCTGCTTCTAAGCGCGCCAGTGACGCTTTGGCGTTTTCACTTTCGCCTCTGCCCGCGGCTTCGGCCTTGCGCTGTTCGGTGACGGAGAGGGCAAGGGCTGCCGTCTTACGTTCTATCGCAAGGGCTTCACGCTCAATCGCACTGATGTATCGCTTCGATGAAGATTCAAGTTTCTCGGTCGAAGACGCGGCGGCGCCGGCCTTGTTGAATGACTCAAGAACAACACGCTCAAACCGCTTGGCAACCTCAATTTGATTTGAGATGACGGCTGAAAACTGGCCAGCTTCTGCCCGTAGTTCGAATACACCGGCCGCAATGTTTTCTTCAGATGGCATGTGCGTCAGTCCTTGGATTCGTACATCGCACTGAGTGCGCCAGCCTCGATTATCCTGAAGTCGACAAACACCTCGTCACGTTCCTTCTTCGGCACGCGCAATCGCTTCCAAACTTCAGCCAGGGCGCAGTAGTTTAAGCCCGTGTATCCACCCGGGCCAGATAGCCACTGGGTACGCATTGCGAGAAAGACCAATGCCGCCTGCCGATTGACAGGCCACACAGGCACAGGAGGTTGCTCAAAGTCTTCTGCCGTGAAGCCTGCTGCAGCAAAAGCCGCGATATCTTCTTGGCTCGGCCCACGCCTGTGCAACGCGGCACCGATTGCCTTCAGTTTCCCAAGCGGCCTTCAGTCATAGCTACGCGATAGTCGCGCACCAACGCCAGCGGGGCGCCGGGATAACGACGAACGAACTTGGCAATATTTTCGGCATTGAACGGGTTGTTGCTCACATTCCAGCCGCTGATGAAATCCATCAACGTCTCAACGTCGGACGCGATGCCTTCGCGCGTTGACGCAACAACGTCGAAAGGGGGAGGTGTGGGTTGCGATTCTTGCGATGCGGCCAAGGTGGCAGCATCGCGCGAGGCTTTCGTCAGGTCTCCCCACTTCTGCATCAACTCGGCCATTCCGATGCGATCGCGGAAGAGAAATTCGAATTCAATCTCAAGCGGCCTACCGTCGCATGTGGGGATCGGTACCACGCGGGTGAATGTGATCGGGCCTTGCGGGTCCAGGTCGAGAACGATCTTCTTGCCGGTCATTTCAGTTGTCCTTCAAGGATGGAAAAAAGACCCCGCCGAAGCGGGGCGGCCCACTGCGAAGGAAGGCAACCGTCATTGCAAATGAGTCACGTTGAGAGAACATGGGCGGTTTCCTTCGCATGAACCGGGCGCGACGGCCCGGAGGTTGCGCGGCCGGTCTAATCGCCAGCCTGCGCGGTTGCTTCATCAGGAGTAGCTGATCGTGCGGCCTTGCGCGAAGAAGCTGGCGTCCACGAAGTCGACCGCGCCCGTGCTTTGCTTCACCACTTCGGACATGATGAAGTAACCATAAGCGTAGGTCACGGCACCGTTAGGCTTGACCGACTTGTAACCAACGAGGGTCTGTGTACGGCTCAGGTTGAGCAGCGTGTCCCAGTTCGCCAAGCTCACGTCGTGGCCGATCGTCATGCCGATCGTGACGGGGTTGAAACCGTCCGGCAGCACGAAACCGTTGCGACGACCCAGCGGATTCACAGGGACGGTCTTCATGTCACCGCCACTCGGGTTGATGGTCAACACCTGCGGAATCTCAACCCACGAACTTGCGAGTGCGAAGGTCGACGAGTCGCCACCGTCTGCCACGTGCAGATCGGTGTTGACCGTATTGACGCCGACAAGCGAGAACGTGTTGGCGTCCGACTGATCAACCTTGACGAGCATGTCGGTGATTTCCTCCCATCCGCTATTGACCAGAACGATATCGCCATCGGCGTAGCCATGCGAGGTGGAAGTCACCACAGCCGGGTTGGCGTTGGTGATGTTGGTAGCAGTTTTCACTGCCGCGAAAGTCGACGTGACATAGAACTTGGTTCCTGCCGGAGTGCTGTAAGACATGATGGTGCCCTTTCAGATACAAAAAATCGCCCACGGGCGAGAGGTTGCGCCCTTGTCGGGCAATCCCGACAAACCCGCCCGGGTCTGCCAGAAGCTATGAAGCCGGAACATCGCCTGCTTTCTAATTCGATACCGCTATTGTCAACTATCCCACCAAACCTCGAAATCCTGCATGGCACCGCGTACCTTTGTGACTTCGTTGTAATTGGCGCGGAATGCCCCAATCGGACGTGCGTTGAATGGGCTTGCTCGCAATGTTTCTTCGATCGCGCGCATCTTTTCATTCGCTTCTTGACGGGTCTTCGACCAAACGTCAATCTGGATTCGCGCGCCCCAAAGGCCGGGCGCAGACCCGTCAATCGGGTCGACGGTAGGCCCGCCGACCTGCATGTAGGTGCCATACGGCAAGTCGGTGTTCTGATCGGCAATGTCAGGCCACAGGCCGCCTGCCAGCAGCGGCGCAACGAGATCAACAAGATCGCTCTCCATACTCATGGTTTGCCCGCCAGCAGTTCACGAAGCCGCACACCGGCACGGCTGCGCATCACCTTTGCGACGGTGCCCTTCTTGGCTTCCCACGCGGGACGCAAGTAGGGGTGGGGTGGAACCCACTTCGCCGCGTCAAGCGCGCCGCGGCCTCCGTGCCATTGGCCCTTGGTGTTCTTCGTCTTGCCTGTCTGCCCCTTGGCAAGTTTGCTCTTGGCCCACTTGCCCTTGCCGAGCGACTTGTTGTATCGGAAATGGCCGAACTCAACGTTGGCCCAGTGTCCAGCTTCCTGCTTGTTTGGGCCGACAAGATAGCGCTGCACGGTCGGCGTGGATCTCTTGGTATCAAACCAACGGAACAATGATTCCTTCAGCACACCCTTCTCGACTGGAACCTTGGCATGCAGTTCGTTGTACATCACGACCGCGCCTGCGTGCGCGGCCGAACGAAGAACGTGAGCCAGCATCTCGGGCGAGTTCAGACGTTCAAGCGCAGCACTTAGACCCGACGTGGCGCTGGCATAGCGCTCATCCCGTGTGAACGACTCTGCGCGGCTCTTGAACGCGCCTTGCTCTTTGGCTTCTGCTGCGTCGATCGCCATGTCTACTCCTGCGTCCCCATCACGCACACCAGATCAACGAACTGTCGGCGTGCGATGTCGGGGATGACCTGCTTGATGTCGAAGTAGGTCGGCGTGCCGGCCACCTGGATCTTGACCCTCATGTCGGACGAGATGTCGTTGCGCCAGCGGACGCGGATGCTGCACTGCACCGCACTCACCTCGCGCCCGCCCTCTTCGCGTTCTGCCGTGATGGTGCCCATGCCGGACGGGAACCTGATGTCGGCACGCACGACAGCCATGGGCAACCAACGCTCAACCTCCTGCCCATAGTCGTCACGAACCGGCCCGCGCCGCTCGATGTGGGCTTGTGATCGGAGTTGGCCCGCCCGCATGGTCAGTAGATCCGGGCACCGTCAAGCAGACGATCGACGTACGGCAAGGTCACCATCTGCTGACCTTGCGTGACGAGTGCATCTTCACGGTTCTCGTACAAACCACCGATCCGCAGCCGCATCCACGACAGCACGTCTTCCGGCACGGCGCCGATGTAGTGCGTACCTGTTCCAACATCAGTGATGTCGATCGCAGCACCCCCTGCCGTCTCGGACAACTTGAACGTAGTCGTGGAAGGCAAGGATTGAATGTAGTAATCGGTATCAGGACTGAGGGGTGAGGGTAGTACCCCTCCGCTGTTGCTAAGTCGTACGATGTCATCTACGGTCAGCGTGGACCACATACCGCCCTTGATGGTGAAAACATCTGTTCCGGCAACAACCGTGACCGCGGCAGCATCCCCCGCATCGTAGGTAATCCGAACGGCGCCAATCCTAGAATCAGCGGTCGGCCAAGATTGACTTTCGGCCAAAGCGATTCTCGTGACCGTCCCGAGATCAACCACGTAGAGTGAACTGTCGACCGTCTGCCAGGTGCCTGCCGTGTCGATGTAGGTGATGGAGACCACCTTCAGCACCGGACCGAACTCCAACGACAGCACGTCATCGGGGAACTCGTCCAACGACATGCGATACCGCGTGGCGATCAGCGTACGGTTGCACGCCGTCTCCGCGAAGCGACGTGCCGCCCGCATGTAGGCATCGAGATCCGCATCGTCGATCGACACGTCCTGCCGCACTTGCGAACGGGCAGCAGCGATGTCAAGCGGCAAAGCCGCGGGCTGGACGATGCGCTCGATGTTCATTGCGCGGCCCGCTTAGCCTTGATCTGCGGACGGACCGACTCAACGGGAGCAGGAGACTCACCCGCGTCTTCGTCGTACGGTTCTGCCCAGTCGCTGATGTGCGGCGCAAGGTAGTCGCTGATTTCGACGATTTCGCCTGCCTTGAAATCCGTCACGGTCACGCCGTCTTGCGCGCCGCGGAAGTCAAGAATGACTTTGAACTTCTTCATACCGTCTCCTTCGGACCCAGGTGTTGTTGCGCGATCGGCGCAGAGTGATCGTAGTTCTTCTCGATCTCGGCTGCCGTTGGCAACGTGGCGCGCGGCTCGAACTTGATCTTCAAGGCCCCGTCTTGAGACACGTCGAACTGCACGTCGAGAGTGTCGTAGCCGTACAGACGTGCGGCACGGCTTGTGTTCGCGTCCATCAGCGTCGTGTTCTTCGGCAGATGGATCTTGATCCCTCGCGCGTGCGCCTGGCCAAGCCAGAACTCGACACAGGCCCGACCCTTTTCAGCGTCGTGCGTGTTTGCGTAGGTGAAGTCCATGCCGAACAGACTGAGTTCGGTCACGCCGATGTGAATGGCAAACGCCACAGCGTAGGCTGCCGTGTTGTTGAAGTAGTCGTGCCCGAGGTGATTAAGCACGTCTTCAAGCGGGAACTCGACCAGTGCCGGGTAGTCGGGATGATTGCGGCTTGTCACGACGGGCACCTTGCTCGTCTTGATCCACTTGAGCATGGCCGCGATGTTCGATGCAGGGGCGGCGGCAGCGCGAATCTCCTGGATTCGAACATCGTCCATGTGGAACACCAGATCGCAGTCAAAGACGTTGCCGAGTGCGTTGACTGCCCAAACCTCATCGCAGAACTTCGACCGTCCGCCTTGCCGCTTCACGATGTCGGTGTACTGATCAACGCTCGGGCCAAGGGCAATGATGGCGACATGCTTGCCTTTCGGGCCTTCTTCTTCAATTTCACACCGCTCACACACCGCGATCAGGGTTCGGCCCCGCACGTTCGGTTCGACGGCTGACTCCGGGCCTTCTTGCCCGTGCCATTCCATCGCCGACCACCCGCATTCGCGCAGCAGCGCTGCGAACTCGTGCTTGGTGTAGTGCCTGAAATGAAAAGCCGTCGTGATTCCGGGTTCAGGCGAGAACGGCATCACGTCTTCGTTTGGCACGCTGCAGTACAGGACAGGCGCAGCGGCGCGCAGTGCCTTCAGCAGCGGTCGCGGATCTTCGATGTGCTCAATCGTCTCGAATGACACGGCCGCATCGTATTCACCCAGTTCGCCAGGCGAGTTGCCGTCAGCCACGGAGAACGTCGTGTTGTGCCAGAGATAGTGCTGCTTGGCGTACTCGATCGCTTCGGCATCGATGTCAAAGCCGCTTACGGTATTTCCGGCCACGGCGAGAATACGGCTACCGTAGCCAACTCCGCAAGAAAAATCAACTACGCGGCTGCCCTTGGCGAGACGCTTGGCAACGAACTGATAGCGCTCGACGTGATCCTTTCGGATGCCGTCGATCGTGGGTGACACTTGTCTTTCTCCGTGCTTCATTTGTGGGTTCTCTCTCACCAGAGGGTTGAATGAAAGCCGGTTACGTTTATCCGGCGCCGAATGGGTGAGCACTCGGCCGTGGCTCGATTACGGGTTCGAAGTCGGCGCGTTGAACGGGTTGTGCAGCACAGCCGCCGCCCCGACAACACCTACCGACGTGACGCCGGTTTGCACCGCGTTCAAACGCACGTAGCGCTTGTTGCCGACGTAGCCGAGACGCTTGAACACCTCCTTGGTCGTGCCGGCAGTCCGCGGGGTTGCCGCAGGCAAGCTGGCAAGGGCTTCAGTGCCCAGCAGGGAAGTGTCGGCCACGCTCGTCAGGGTGCCGGTCACGTCGCCCTCAAAGGCAACCACCGTCACGACGGTGCCCGTGGTAGTGACTGCCCCGTACCCGATGACGAACTCGACGCCACCGTACCCCTGCCGGTCAATCACCACGCCTGTTTTCGTGGCGTTGGCGCCGATCGCAGCAGGGACGATTGCCGTCACCACGCGAGTGTTGTTGTGCAGATCGTTCACGATTGATTCCTTTCAAATTCAGTTCAGAGGAAGACCGCGAATCAGGCGCCGGTCACGAAAGCCATCAACTTCACGGCTTCGAAGTTCGAGATCCCGCCGCCGAAACGACGACGGAAGTTGAACTTGGTCTGACCCTTCGCAGTGATGTTGTCGCGGATCAGCGTGGTGCCGGCGCGGTTGACGATCGTGTAGGCACGCTTGAAGTTGCCGTAAGCCAGGGAGTACGAGGCTGCGGCCAGCGCGGGCATGTTGTCGTCGATCTCCACAGGCGAACCCAGGAAGCGGCCACCGAAGGCTGCGGCGGGGTCCGGCTGCCACAGGTAGTAACTGCCGCTGCCGTCCTTCATCTGACGCATGACACCAAGCGTCGTGTCGTTCGTCAGCCAGACGGCCCCCGGACGGTACTGCGACTTCAGTGCATGCTGCAGGTTGATGACACGATCAGCAGGAGCAACCGACATGAACGCACCAGACTTGCCCGAGCGGATGTAGCCGACAGATCCCCACGTGTACGCCGAGTTCACCACGTTGGTGTATGCGGTGATGCCGCGAGCCTTGCCCACGCCGTTGCCGGTGATGAACTCGGCGTTGGCGCCTTCAGCGAAACCGATCGCGGCTTCATCTGCCAGGTCCGCTTCCAGGTTGACCCGCGAATCGGCCAGCGTCTCGTTGTGCACCCACGGCTCGACTTCAGCCGGGAACACCTCGATCTCGACTTGCGCGTAACGCGGCTCGGTGGTCTCGCCTGCCGTCGCACCGTTGGCAACGCGAGCCATGGCCATGCCGGAAGTCTTGACCAGCTTTTGCCACTTCTGCACGCCGATGGTGACGGTGTTCGCCAAGCGGGCCATTGCGCCGATGGTTCCGACAACGCGGTCGATCGCCATGTCCATCTCAGGCATGATCAGGTAGCCGCCGTCGGGATCTGACGTGGAGTTCATCGCCTTGCGGCCGGACTGCTTCAGCGAGTGCGAGTCGCCTTCGCCAGTGCGGAGGTAGGAACCGAACGCCTTGCGGTACTCGGCCTGTTCCGGCGTGTCTTCCTGCTTGCCGCCGTCTGCGCGCGGACGATTCGCCTTCTTCTCGATCTCGGTCATCTGCTTGGCGATGTCTGCGAGATCGGTGTTGATCTTGGCGACCTTCTCGGTCAGATCAGCAGGCGCGTAGCCCTTGGCTTCGATCGCCTTCAAGCGTTCGTCGTTGGCCGTCTTGAAGGCTTCCCACCCGCGGCCCTGATCTTCAATCAGGGTTGCGATGTCTTTGAGTTCCATGATGCTTCCTTTTTCAGGTTGGTTGAATCTGACCTTACGCGGTCAATGTTGCGCCGCGGCTTTTCAGTGCAGCAGCGATGCGGTTCAGCCCTTCATCAGCCTCACGCTGTTTCAGGATGGCACCTCGACGATTGAGTGCGTCGGCGATGATTTGCATATCGCCACCAGACGCATCTCGCTTTCCGAGGTTCTTCACTTGCGCGACGAGAGCTTTCGCCTCGTTGCGACTCAGACCGCCGGCATCACGCAGGTAGTCTTCCACGTCACTCAGCGATGCGATCGCCTCGATTATGGACTTGCTGCTTCCCGACTCGGCACGCCGAGCAAGGAGGTTCAATGACTTGGAGTTCGGGAACACGTCGGACAACGCCTTGACCGATGCAAGCACATTCGACGTGACCATGCGAGGTTCCATCGGCGTCACGGTCAGTGAATCGCGCATCAGCGGCCATTCGGTAATCTCGCCGCTTGACTTCTTGCGGACCCTGCCCGAGACCGCTTCGCTGGACGTGCCCATGACACCCATGTCGATCAGCGGCATCAGATACTGCATGTAATCGGCCCGCCGATTCAGAACCCGTTCGACGAAGATCCCGATGTCGTCAGCCTTGGCCGACTTCCAATCGGCAATGCCAAGCACATTGTTGTGATCGTTGCCGGTGTCCTCGGGGTCCATGCCGTGTTCGAAGTCCTCGTACAGCATGCCCAGTTCGGTGTAGTTGCTGTCGAACCGGGTGTTCTTGGTGAAGAACTCGCCGGCCAGGTCGCGCCCACCGAAAAGGATCATGTAGTTGCCCACACGCAATTCCGTGTCGGACTTCGAGATGGTCTTCAAGGGGTTCATTACGTCTCTCCTTACGAGTCCTATGGTTCTTGCGGGTCAACTGGATCTGCGGGATCTTCAGCCAATGGGGTACTGCCAACAATGTTAGCGGGAATGCGCAGTTTGTCTGAAGCGGGATCTGAATCCGGGTTCAGATCCAATTTTGCGCGAGCTTCGTTGGGAGTCATTAGGCCCCCATTCGCGTAACC